TTTTTATTTATTTTTATTTTATTTATTGATTTAAGAGCGCAACAACATAAACGTCTAGTTCTTGGGCTTCTGCTTCGGGCGTTTAGCCTTCTTAGCATCCCGTACGGTCTTTGCTACAGCGGTTACTGCCTTGGTCGCTTCACGAACCGAGGCTGCTGCACCTCCAACGGCGTTTCCTATCAGCATGGCTTCAGGGCCAACGATAGGGGTGAGTACTGTACCCAAAATTGGTGCCAATTTGGCTACAGTGTTCACAATCCATCTCCACCAGTCACCTTTCGCATTGAAGCTAACGGGGACACACACTGGTAACTCTGATACCAGGTACGAATACAAGGCCAAAGCCTTGTAATCATATGGTGCAGACGGTGATGACAATGGAATCAAATCCACTTCACCTCTCAAAGGCGCGCGCTCTAAATAAACACGCACCCTGATCTTGAAAGTGGCTGAGTTAGCCAGATCACTAAGAAAAATGCCAGACTGAGTGACATTAATTTTCTTACACACCTGGGACGTCGCGGTAGTTATCAACGGCGGCACTTGAAAAGCAGTCAACGCGTGAACGGTTGATAACATAGCAACATCAACTCCGTCAAATTCAGAATCGGGGGTAATAGCTACAAATTCCCTGGAAGCGGTTTCAAAAGGGTTTTGAATGCCCTGTTGTCCTACTACCATGTACGCGCCATCCCTGGTCTCCCATTGAACGGAAGACCTATACAGAATGGCTTCAGCCACCGTACTTGGCGGCGCTGTCAAGATCCGGGCATGAGCCTGGGCTTGCAGATCCCCAGCCAGACTAGTATAGCCGAGGGTGCCATGGGTGTCATTTGTAATTGGCATCTTGTACGCGGTGAGAGCACCTTGTTTGTACATTTCTGAGGTTGTGTCTATGATCTCAATACCCATCCCAATAACTCGGGACATTCCATCCTCAATACCGGCAAAAGTATCGATGGATGCGCATGAGAAATTCGGTGACACGACAGGATCAGCTGTCATGTAAAGAGGGCACCCAGTATCATCTTTAGCCACATTGACCAGGCCTAAGTAGAAAACCTCTCCATTACCAACGAGTCTTGCGTTGGTGGAGGTGGTTTGTTCAAAGGAAGCATAGTCTAGAGGCAATGTGAACACATGGGCACTCCAATTTCCTGCCGAGCCCGCTGGTTTGCTAACGTTGTACTCGTAGTTACGAGCCATGACAATAGTGTCATTTGCATCAGCATCGGGATACCCGGCTATTGGGCGGTTGAAGTCATGGTATGGGTCAAGTCGGAGGGTCAACCAATCAGCTCCGTCTTGAGTTAGCTGCTTCGTTTTAATCATGTTATTCATGATCGCAGCTCGGTCGAGTTTTCTACCTCGAGTATAATTCATTCTTTTTGCAGTTTTAGTATGGAATGCGCGATTCTGCAAGATCGCCGACTGTCCATCCCCGGATGCTTACGTAGACCTTTGCAGTCTGTTGGCATTTATCTTTCGAACTTAGCACGGAAATATTGAGCCTTGCGGCACCGTTTTGGGTCTCTAATCCGGGAACTCCATATGCGGTATGGTGGCACGACCGATTGCAAAGCAATTCTACTCCTTAGTTTAACGACATCGCGGTCGCACCCTGAGGGCTCACTCAAGTTCCAATCTGGAACCGGTGAACCTCTCAGCGTAGTCCCTGTAGACCCAATAATCTCCAGAATATATTGAGTCGAGGGCTTCGCAGTCGAGGGGGCCTAGTTCCGCACTCCTAAAATAATCTTCTATTTCGATTTGCGTCTCAGGGCTAATCCCGTACATATTTTCAAAGTCAACACGGTCTTCACATGTAATACCCTTATTATGTTCAATTTCAGTGATCTCACTCAACTGTAGGGCCTCATGGTATAGACGGCTTTCCCAATAGCCAGATGGTTCAGAGACTACATAACCTGTGGTAAGGAACAGATACCTTTCCGCAAGTGCAGTCAACATGGGACAGCGCGGATTACAGTACAAAAGCGATATCGCTTTGGATCTCAGTAATCCCATCCTGATTTTGAAAGAACTGAATCTGAGTTGGCTATGAGTCCAGCCAAACGCAGCTATAGTATATCGCGGATCAGAGAATGCCGCCAAGGAATGCGAGAGCATCAAACCGCAGAAGGATGTAGTGTATGGGGTGGGATGCTCTTCTAATTTGAGTTGAAACCCGAGATTAGCCATTTCAGAAAAATCCGGTGTTCCATCAAATGAGAAGATACCATCATCACCTTCTACCATTCCTTCAAATTGCAAGCCTTGCCTTTCCGCCATAAAGGCGGTGAGCATAAGATTTGTAAAGCCATTTCCCAATGACGTATTAGGGTCTCCAGACATTCTCACTCCTGGTAGCCTAATCTCAAAATCTTTAAACCTGCAATGATGTTCTCCAGCATTCCACTTATTAATAAAGTCGGCCCTTTCTGGATATTCCGCTAACATATACTTGTATAGTTCGCCCTCAGTCGCATCGATCACAGCAGGACTAAAAGAAGATTCGAACGAGGTGTAGTCCGTGCAGTATATACTGCCGCCAACCTGCGCGAACATTTCTGTTATCTTCTGCGCTCTCTTTGCAACTGGAACATATTTTGCGAACCATTTCAGCTTGCACACGATTTTTTCAACCTCGTGCAAGTACGGTGCCGCATACAATTTATATAAGTCGGGCGGTGGATTTATAATTCTCACATGTTTGTACTTACTCCCGTCCTTCATTCTTTCTACCTTTCCGAAAGACTTGTATGCTTTAATCTGGGGCTCTTCGCCCTCGGTGCGTGAGTTGAGCTCGAGCAAATGATTTTTGTAGTTTCTTGAATAGTGCGTTTGTTCAATGTAGTCCACTACGGACACTGACCCTGACTTAACTGGGTCCAGATGACTATGACAGAATGCCCTTACAAATTTCTTTAATTCAGAAATCAATAGGGGATCAGGCGCTGGGTGGTGACGGGCGAATCTAAACATCGCCCCATCCTTTAGAGTCTGTTGGTCCAATGCATCAGCCATTGGCGGCACAATTCCTTTGACACTTGGTCCGAGAGATCTCGCGAGAAGAACCTTCGGCCTAGCAGTGATGCTGAAATCTTTGATCTTAGCCCTTTTGTTTGGCTCCACCGGGTCAGGCAAGACGACCTCATTTACGCGGTACCCAACCGCCCATAGGTCGTCGCCCGGCTTGCCTTCTAAAAATTTAAGTGCTCCCCATTTGCAGCTACCAAGTGATGTGAATTTATGTTTTGAGCTTCACGTATCAAGGCAGCAACTTGCGGGGTGTAACTACAAATTAAGCTCTTTTCATTAGGGCTTAAATTGAATTGTCCAGT